TGTCGCAAACTTCCCCCTAACCGGCGAAGAATTTTTGATGATCACATTCTCTACTCCCGGTTCTGGTAAAGAAATTGAACTGATGTTTCTCATCGACAAAATCATCGACAGAGCGCCTCTTAGAAACAATCAGTCTCAGTTCTACGACATACACTTTGTGTGTCCAACCTTTGCATGTAATTTGTTCTCTGATGTTTCTAAATCTTACAATTCAAGCATATCATACATGGTAAATGACATCTTCAAAAACCACCTAAACGCTGGGGGAAACCAAACAAGAAAAGAATTGATAACCAACGAAAAAACATTCGGGGAAACAAATATAATAATACCATCGTGGAATGCATTGACAGCGATCAACTGGCTTTCCAGAAGAGCAGTAGCAGACGCAAATACAAAAGTTTGTGATTATGTCTTCTATCAAGATCTAGATGGTTTTCATTTCCGATCTATAAGTTCTATGTTTGAAGGTGAACCCATGCAAACGTACATTTATGGTGTTGACAACTCTAAAGATTTTATCAGAGATACACCAAACTCTGAAGTTGATATGCAAAAGTCGTTTCAGAACATAAGAAAAATTTCTGCTGGGGGATTCGATAGAAGCAAAGAAGTCATGAAAGGCACATACTCGTCTAGTGTTTTGGTTCATGATATCATCACCAAATCATATGAGAACATTGAATATAAATATATGGATGATTTTGACAAGAAACCCAGTTTAAATGGAAATCCAATAATGCCTAAGAGCAACATGTACACGGACAAAATAAACTCCAGAGGTCATTTTGTTCCTAGTCACTTAAACCTATATGGAGAACCATCTGGCAGTGAAGAGAACAGTGGAAATGATGGTGTCGAAAACTGGTTACCAAGACACGATGCACAATTGTGTTTGTTTGAATCTGATCATATAGAAATTGAAGTTGCTGGTGACACTTCCAGAAGAGTAGGAGATAAAGTTTTTGCACTGATAAATTCATTTGAAGGGTTGGACGAACAAGGAAGAGTCAAAAATGATAACTTGCTAACTGGAAATTATATCGTAACAAAAATCAATCACACCATTCACAAATCACATGGTCATATGATGCAACTGAAACTATGCAAGGAATCGAACATGAAATCAACTCCGCAAAATATGACTATGGATTCTAACATACTTCCAAGTGGAACAGGGAATATTTTATCATGAGTTTTATGGGTACAGATGGGTTTGTTTGGTTTCAGGGAGTTGTAGAAGATAGGGCTGATCCCTTGTTTCTTGGTAGGTGTAGGATTAGATGCCTTGGTTACCACACAGACGACAAAACACAAATACCAACCTCAAGTTTACCTTGGGCGCATCCAATACAACCAATCACCTCCGCTGCGATGAGCGGAGTTGGACAGTCCCCTATCGGTCCAGTTGAGGGGACTTGGGTTGTCGGTTTCTTCCGAGATGGTTTGAATTGTCAAGAGCCGGTTTTCTTTGGAACAATAGGCGGTATACCTGCGGAATCACCAGATACCGGGAAAGGATTCAGCGATCCAAACGGTGTCTATCCAAAAGAAGAACTTTTAAAAGAGCAAGACACTAACAGACTTGCAAGAGGATTGTCAGCAGGAACAATAGTTGAGTCTAAAATTGCTGCGATGGAGGGACACAAAAAACATCCGACTGCAAATGAAGCAGGAGATCACGAATGGGAAGAACCCATGGTTCCCTTTGCGGCTAAATATCCAAAAAACCATGTGTTTGAAACCGAAAGCGGACACATACAAGAATTTGATGACACAGAGGGTGCAGAGAGAATTCACACATATCACATGTCCGGGACGTTTGAAGAGATACATCCGGATGGAAGTAGGGTGTTAAAAATTATTGGTGATGACTATGAACTTTTAATCAAAAATAAAAACATCCACATATCAGGAAATGCAAACATTTTAGTAAATGGTCAAAGTACGTTTTATGTTCAAGGAGACTCAGACATTCAGGTGGACGGTAATGTAAAACAAACTGTGGGTGGAAACGTCGAGCAAGAAATAACGGGTAATGTTGAACAAGACATAACAGGGAACTTCAAGGTTGATGCAGCAACGATAGAAATGAAGTCCAGCGGTTCGATCAACATTGAAACAAACGGCAATATGATACTCAAGGGCACTGCTGGTATCGATCTAAACTAGGAATAATTATGCCTAAATCACCCATATCAAGAACAACAGATCCCACCATACCCTTTGCTGCTTTTGCTACTCTAGGTGCAACAAATGTTCGTGTTAATGGACAACCCATTACTTTGGCGAACTCTCCTCTAACTCCTCACGGAACTCCCCCAAAACCTGGCGTCATGGTGCAAAGTTCAATTACAGTGAGGGCGAATGGACAGGGAGTTGTTAGACAGGGAGACATTTCTTCGACAGGCGAAAGTGCAACAAGCGGTTCCCCCCTAGTAAGAGCAGGAGATTAACATGGGCATTTTACCAACAGACGGGTGTACAATCGACTCGGTAAAACTCACAGACGAACAAAAGGCTGTAATAAACCAAGTAACAACAGGAAATGCATTTGTCAATCCTGACGAAACTAGTGTGCAGGGTGCAAGTGCATCGACATCAACCACTCTAACACTGATTGCGGGTGCGGTGACTGCTGGTATTTTTGGTACACTAACAACTGCATTAAATACTTTCAATGGAAACCTTACTTCATACCTGACACACAGTAACCGTTTATCTGGGGTTGTGCTAGGCGCAACTGGACCTAGTGCTGAACCCGGCATCGCTGGACTTCTGGGTGTTGCGAAGGCATATAATTCTATTTGCGAATCTGTCACTGGAGGAACCAAGGACAACTTCAGTCCAATCTTCAATAGTATTCTTGGACCCGGATCTTTCAAACTAGGAAGAGCAAAAGATATAATTGACAATCAAATCAAAACCTTCGTTGAGCGTGAAAGCAGTAGAGGTGCAGCCAGTGATTCGTTTAATGCAGAGTTGGCGACTCATGTTACCAAGGTTAATTCTCTGTCAACCGACATCTCTGGACTGATCACCGCAGATAATGCATCATATGAAACGGCAACAAATGCTGTTAGGAACTACAATATAGGAAATTCATTAATTCTTAGTTCGTCCGATCCTTGTTTCACGGGCAAGTTGGTGGACAAAATTGCTTCGAACTCAATGAAAGAAAAATTAGACAGCCTGTGATAATATCATACATAGAATAAGGATTTTTAATAGGATTAACTGAATGGATACTACTTTTTGGTTTGAATTAGGCGGTATTGCCGCAGGTATTGGTGCTGGAGCAATTTCAGCAGTTGTTTTTTTATTGAAGAAAAGAAAAATCAAACTAGTGTCGCCTATAAATTTAAAAATGCCGGCGTCATGTAACTGGGATGTACACACACAACTCCACGAAACACTTACCGAATTACGAGTAAAAACCGATTGTGCAAGAGCGCAAATAGTACAGTTCCATAACGGCGGTGAGTTTTTAAATGGTGTTTCGATGAAGAAACAATCTCTCACCCACGAATCACTGAGAAAGGGAGTCTCTAGTGAACGAGAGGTTAAACAAGATCTACTATTGTCGATGTGTATAGATGGACTTTCCTTAGTTCTTGAAGACGATGCTCACATATACACGGTATCCGATCTAGAAGATTCTTGGTGTAAGCAGTTCATGGAAAACAGCAACACCGTGGCGTTTTCGTTCTTACCAATAAGACAAAATAACCAAGCAATAGGATATGTTATGGCGCAGTGGTGCAGTCTGTCTAAAGCAGATGATATTGACGAGGAAATGTCAATGGAGTGGTTGGAAAGATCACGAAAAATCATAGAAGTTCAACTGGGTCATCAATTAAACAAACACCGATGAAATAATGGCATAAATAAAATATGGCAGGACAATCAAACACATCACGATATAAAGACTTAGACTTGGATTTCTTAGCGCATCCCGTCACTGGCGATGTTGTGCAAAAATCCAACAAGGAATCAATTAAGCAATCTGTTAAGAATCTAATAATGATGAATCGGTTTGATAAACCCTTTCAACCTCAACTAAGTGGTAACATCCGAAACCTACTCTTTGAGCCAGACACCCCCCTTACAAAAATAGAAATGAGGAAGTCTATATTTGATGTCATAAAAAGACATGAACCCAGAGTTAGACTTATAGATGTAAGAATTCTTCATAATGTCGTACAGAATTCATATGGAATTACAATCAAATATCAAATAATAAACTCACCCCAAGTTGAAGACTTGACGCTAACGATGGAGAGACTCCGATGACAAATTCAAGAAAAATTGAAATCAATGATTTAGATTTCTTTGGTATCAAAAACAATCTTAAATCATACTTAAGTGGACTCGATGAGTTCAAAGACTTCAACTTTGAGGGATCTGGTACTTCTATTCTTCTTGATCTCCTGGCGTATGTAACTCACTACCAAGGCTTCTATAACAACATGGTTGCTAATGAGTTATTTCTGGACAGCGCAGTAAAAAGAACTTCCGTTGTATCTCACGCAAAGGCACTAGGATATACACCAACATCTTCCACTGCATCGTCAGCAGCGATTGACATTACGATTAACAACTCAGATTCAAGCACTACCTTTCTTACCAAAAGAACAAAATTTACAGGTGAAAAGAATGGTGTCTCTTACACATTTTCCAACCCAGACGCACAAGAATTTGAAGTATTAAACAGTACGCAAAAGATCGCCAGAAATGTTACCATAGTTGAGGGGACATGGAGAAATGCTTCTTTTGTTGTAGACAGCAACCTTTCATCGCAGAGATTTATTATTCCAGAAAAAAATGTGGACACTTCTAAACTGACAGTGAATGTTCAGAAATCCACAACAGACACCTCTGGGTATGCCGATACATGGACTGCTGTTTCAGACATAACTACACTTTCATCCACAAGCAAAGTGTACTTTGTACAAGAAACAGAAGAAGGACAATATGAATTATCTTTTGGTGATGGAATCTTGGGTGCAGCAGTTGCAGATGGTAACCTAATTACTATTGAATATCTTGTAACCAATGGAGTAGATGCAAACGATATAGGAAGTCAAGATGCAGAAAACTCCAGATCTTTCAGTTCTAGTATTTCAGGCGTTTCTGATATCTCTGTAGTCACTTCATCTAATGGAGGAAAGGGAAAAGAAACTCTAGACTCTATCAAGTTCAATGCACCGAAAGCGTTCCAGTCGCAAAATAGAAATGTCACTACTAACGACTATAAAAGTTACATTGAATCTAACTACGGAAACGCAAGTGATGTGTTTGTGTGGGGCGGAGAAGACAACAACCCTCCAGAGTTTGGAAAAGTGTTTGTTGCTATAAAACCAACAAACTCTACCGTTTTGAACAACGAAGAAAAAATTAGCCTCCAGAACTTAATCAAAGGTCAAAACGTAGTTAGCATAATACCAGATGTTGTCGATCCAAACTACATTTACCTAAAAATAAATTCAAAGGTTTTCTTTAATCCAGATGAAACAGTAAAAAGTGCAGGTGATCTGAAGTCATTAGTCATTGCAAAAATTCTTGCGTTCAAAACAATCTCATTAGAGAAGTTTTCTAGAAACTTAAGATATTCTAAATTTGTAAGGGAGATCGACGACACCGATCAATCCATCGTCAGTAATGAAACTTCCATACTTTTAGAAAAACGATTAACACCATCTATTGGAAGAGAAGCGTCTTATACTGTTAAATTTGAAAATCCAATATATCACCCAATTGATGGATATCAACCAGTTGTAAATTCTTCCGCATTTTCTTATACCAAAGTAGACGGATCGTTATGTGACGCACACATCGATGATGATGGAAATGGTAACATAAGATTATATGAACTTATAGGAGGAGTAAGAACTTATATCTCGGAAAACATCGGTAACATAAACTACGAAACAGGAACAATTTCAATCGAGAAATTAAATCCAACCGCAATCGCGGACGGCATTTTAAAGATAGAAGTTGAACCCGCAAATAAAGACATTCTTTCCGAGAGAAGTTCTATCTTAATAATCGACTCAGCAGATTCAAGTGCAATGGTAATTACAGTAGAAGCGTATGATCCATACAGCACTGCTATCTCGTCACCAAGCGTCGAGATCAAAACGACCACTACATCCTCATCTAGTGCATCGTCTACTACAAGTAGTTCATCGAGTAGTTCATCGAGTAGTTCATCTAGTAGTTCATCTAGTAGTTCATCGAGTAGTTCATCGAGTAGTTCATCGAGTAGTTCATCGTCATCCGGAGGATATTGATAAATGCCTCTATTAATTTTTGAAACTTCCGGGAGTCAAGGAGAGGATCAACCGTCTCAAGTTGTTTCTCTCTTAACGCCAGAGGATGAAAGAATTGAAAACCCAATCTCCTCCATTATATCTGAGTATCTCCCTGACTTCATACGAGACGATCATTCTGGATTTGTGTCTTTTGTAGAGGCATATTATGAATGGATGGAGAAAAAAGATAACCCATACGGAACTTCTGCCACTCTGATGGATACCATGGATGTGGACAGAACTCTAGATTCTTTTGTTGATTATTTCAAACAGACATATCTTCACGACTTTCCTAAGACATTTGCCACCTCAGTTTCAGGTGACAAAGTAAACCAAAAGACAGTTCTTAAAAACATAAACGATTTCTATAAGGCAAAAGGAACAGAGAAATCCTACAATCTGTTGTTCAAGATTTTACACGACAGCGATGTGTCTTTTTACTACCCAAAACAAGATTTGATCAGAGTTTCTGACGGTAAATGGGTTGAGAAAAGGACAATCAAGATCACCAGTAAAAATGGAGTCTCTAACTTTTCAATGAAAAATCGTGTTATTCAGCAGATTGATCCTGCTTTAAATGGCGCGGTGAGTGCTTACGCTAACGTTGACAATGTTTATCAATATGATGTTAACCAATATAAGATTACAGAATTATTTCTGACAGACATAAACGGAACATTCAATCAAGGATCCGATGTAATATGCACATTGAGCGATGGTCAAGAACTCGTCGAGAAAATTTATGCTGTTCCTTCTAACGTAACAATCGAAAACGGAGGAAGTGGTTACAAAGCAGGGGATCAAATTGAAATTGACACCTCTTCAAGTGACTTCGTTTCTGGTTCGGGTGCAATAGGATCTGTTACCAGAGTATCGAAAACTGGCATCATTCAAAATGCACAAATCGATAACTTTGGTGCTAATTACATATCCAACAACCCAGAGAACACACTGCCTGTTAAGTTTATATCTGGATCCGGTTATGGTGCAACCGGGTATGTTAACCTGAATGCTCTCGCTGAATATCCTGGCTATTATGCAAACAATGATGGCAAGATCAGTTCTAACAAGAAAATTAGAGACAATGATCTATATCAGGAATATTCATATGTGCTAAAAACAGAAATATCTTTAGACGCCTATAAAAATCAAATCAAAAAACTTGTTCACCCAGCGGGAACTAAACTCTTTGGAAATATTTCCATCATAGATACGATATCTACAAGCATCCCGTATAGCACACAACTGAATCAAAAAATAAAACCAGTAATCGGAAGATACGCTCCATATACATTTGAAACACAAGACAACTTAAGAGGTGCAACTGGATCTGGAAGTTCTGTAGATTTATATCCGAGAGGTTTTAATCCCGGTGCAACGGTAGCAAACCACTGTTTAGGAAATACTGGCGGAAGATTGAATGTTGCTTCAACAGGGGACGGTGGATTTACAGTCGGTTCCTTTATACAAGGTGAAATAATTACAGCGTCTTCATCTGGTGCAACAGGTAGAGTCTTTGGTTGGCACAGAAACAGTGCAACCGGAGGAGTCATCCTTGTATACACTGGTGGATCCGGAGGAGTTCTTGGGTTCACAGGAACCGAGACCATAACCTCTGCCGCAGGACATACTGCAAGTCTTACTGCGGTGCAGTTGGGAAATGGAACAGTGTATGAGTTTGATTCTCATGTTCATGTAACAGGCGGGGCGGCACTTACAGCAGGAGCGACTGCTTATGGTGCAACTGCATATTGGGACGTTCAGAGTTCTCCCGTTGCTTCTTCATCGACATCTGAGGTTATAACCGTTCAAACTTTTACAACCACATCTGGATACACGGCGGGTTTTGATTTCACCATAGGAAACGTGGTGACTCAGGGTTCTGTTAGTAGGGGGATTGTGAAAGATTGGATTCCAGGCTCTTCTGGTTCTACGAGCAATACTTTAAAAATACAGTTAACCTCTGGTAATAATTTTTCAGCAGGCACTATAAACGAGATAGATAATAGAACGGGAAGTATTTCCGTATCGTACACGGTAAGTGGATCAATGACAGAAGAAACCACCTTTAGAAATAAAGTAAAACATATAAAACTAGAAGACTTCCTTCGACAATCTGCCTCTTACCAATACCACAGCGATCACGGATATACCATCTAGGAGATAATAATGGCATCTGATGCAATGACAAAATCTTTTTCTCTTACATTTGCCTCTGACTTAGCAAATGAATTTGACAACGATAACACAAATCAATATTTCATCTATTTTGGTAAAGTTGATACATGGGAAAATGTCCCATACTCATCTGCAAGTGCTTCTACTCCTGCAAGTAATGTAGATTCTGTTGAAAGATCAAACTACGCTAAGAGAGATGCCGTTGCTGCTAAGAGAATTTCTTCTAGAAACATCTACCACTTGATTCCCAGAAACAACTGGACGACCGGAACCGTTTACGACGAATATGATCATACAGCAGAAATGTTAAGCACTTCGACTGTAAAAACCTTTTTCGTCTATACCTCCACCGGAAACGTTTACATGTGCCTTAACAATGCAGGAGGTTCTGAATCATCATTTGAACCGGATCATACAATAACCTCTCAGGTTTCGTATAGTGATGGATATATTTGGTTGTTTATGGGTAAAGTCTTGGAAGATGCAAGGGATTTTATAACTGAATCTTTCGTTCCGGTTCAATTTGCAACAGACAATTCAGAAAACATATTAAACCAATGGAACGCACAACAAGCATCAATAAATGGCGCCATTACAAAAATTAAAACACAAGTTCCAACTTCAGGACTGACTGCTGCTGCATGGATAAAGTCTTCGGTGAGTGCAACTACCTCCTCGGGTTCAGACGAAGAAGTTGGTGCAAACTCATCGGTGGGTGCAACCACGATCACAATATCATCCACAGATAGCAACGTAGATGACTATTATAACGGATATGCAATTTACATTAGTAGTGGATCCGGCGAAGGACAGAGAAGAGTAATTACAGATTATGACGGGGCAAACAGAACGGTTACATTTGCAACTCCCCTCGTTTCTCCGGTGAATGTCTCTCTCGGTGGTGTTCAAGGAAGCAAATATAAAATCATACCAAATCTAGTCATCAATGGTGATGGTGTTTCTGCTGAGGCAATCCCCACATTAAATTCTCAATATGAAATTACAGATGTCACAGTTTTGAATCAAGGAGTAGACTATACCATCGGAGAGATTGATGTCTATCCCAAATCTGTTTCTGGGGGAAACATAGGAACAAACAACATTGCAGGACCTACATTTTCTGTAGTAATTCCTCCTGTTGGTGGTCATGCGAGTAACATTCTAAGAAGTTTGGGTGCGAACAAAATTATGATAAGAACTTTGGTGAAAGGAACCGATGCCAACTTCAACACTGCACAAGACTATAGACAGATTTCTATCGTAAAAAATCCATCTTTGCTTGGTGGTACCAATGATGGAAAAGTAGCAGGAACTGAAATTGTAAGGAAGAAACAACTTAGAGTTGCAAAGCCATACTTCATGACAAACAGTTTCAACGACTCTTCATTCGTTGCAGGAAACTCTGTAATGGGGGAAAATACAAGAGCAACTGCTAAGATTGAAAGATGGGTAAGTGATGCAGATGGTTCAGTAGGCACTTTAGAACTTTCAAACCTACAAGGAAACTTCGACATTGAGGATCCAGCATCCACCCTAACCAGATTAGTATTTCCCGAAACTTCTAGCGGAAACACCGGAGATTTTACCGTAGGAAATGTCGTAAAACAAACAACCAACGGTGTAATCGCTGAAGGTAAAGTTGTTTCTTGGAATTCTCCCGATGGAGGACCATATGAATTAGTAGTAAGAGTAACCTCAAACTCGTTTACCACCTCAACCATTGACTTGAACAATAAAGTTATAGAATACAACTCAACAGGAACTGCTACAACAGGCGTTGATTGGATTATTACTACCATTGTAGAGAGGAAGATGGGTGAACTAATCAAACACTTCACCTCAACAGACGGAACTACATTTGAATTCAAAACGTTCCCAACATCAAACGGATTTCAAAACATAGCAAGGGCCAATAAATTGTCAGATGTGCAAGACGAGGATACGCTGGAAAGATCTTATAGATTAACCACCCAAATGGTTCTAGAGGACAGTGGATCTGCTTTTGATGCAAACAGTTTTACAAAGGATGACACGTTCTATCAAGTTAATTATGAAGCAACAGGAATAACAGGAAGTATAGTCACAGGTAAAATTGTAGATTGGTCTGCAACAAATGGTAACACTGGTGTTGTATCACTAAACGATGTTAGAGGTTCCTTCTCAACCGGAGGTTTTTCTGGATCTGCAAACCACTCGATTACATCAATTTCCCTACCAGAATTAAAAATAGGCTCGGGTGAAGTCTTATACATAGAGAATATAAGACCTGTTACTAGAGGAATCGAACAGGACGAAGAAATTAGGATCATAATTGGATTTTAGGAGTAACTCTTAATGGTTTATAGTTCAACACTTTTTAACACCGATCCTTACTGGGACGATTACGACGAAGAGAAGAAATTCCTTCGTATGCTGTTCAAGCCAGGGAGAGCAGTACAAGGTCGTGAATTGACCCAACTTCAGACCATTGTTCAAGATCAAATCAAACGATTTGGTGATCATGTATTTAAAAATGGATCTAGAGTTCTTGGCGGAGAACTTACAAATCAAGATGTTACTTTCTTAAGAGTATACACCACCGAACAAGTAAATTCGACAGACTTGGATGTTCAATCTCTAATCGGAACAGATATTGTAAGCAATACTGCTCTAGGCAATGACACAAGAAGAGCAAAGGTTCTCCACGGAATAACCGGAGGAACCTCGGACAACGACAACTACTACGTCCTCATGGTACAGTACGTTGATGGTGGTGGTGATTTTGGTTCTGAGTTTGCTCCGGGTGATGTCGTAAGAGGAACAACCGGAACAAACACATACATTATAAAACTTGGAGTTACTTCCGGAGTTGCAGCGACTGATGCTGCTACCGTGAACGGTATTACCGGCACTGCAAAACTAACCACAGTCCAAAATGGCATCTTCTTCGTAGATGGTAGTTTTGTAAAAAATGACACACAGTCCGTTTCGCCTTTCTCATTAACTGGTGCAAGTTCCAATGTTAGAGACTTCGGTTCACCTACCAGCAGAATCGGATTTGACATCGAAAAGACCATTGTCGAACACACTGAAGATTTTACGCTCAGAGATCCTGCTTCCGGTTCGTTCAACTATAATGCACCCGGTGCTGACAGGTATAAGGTAGATCTCAAACTTGATTACAAGAATTTCGTAAACGACTCCTCTTATGGTGCAAGTGGGTTTGGAGATCCAGACTTCATTGATCTTGTTCGATTCGTAGACGGAAACCTAAAAGCAACCACCAATTTCAATCAATACTCTGAAATAGAAAAGAACCTGGCACGAAGAACCTATGACGAATCTGGTTCATACACCACCAAACCATTTGAAATTGACATTAGAGAATCTCTTTCTGGCTTAGGCGGACCATTCTCATCAACCGAAGGTGGCGGGGAAACACTAGCAGCAGTTGGACTTCAGCCCGGAAAAGCATATGTCTTTGGTTACGAATACGAAACACAAGGCACTCAATATGTTCTCGTTGATAAAGCAAGAACAACCCAAACTCAAACTTCGAAACCAGTCAATGATGCACTTTACGGTCAATTCATCAAAGTGTCACCAAAGGCAAACATGTCACTCACCGGAGGATTCGGTGAACTACTAGCAACTAATTATCCTCTTATCCAGTTGAAAGACGGTGGAGGAGTAACCGGGGATGCTAGAGTTAGACAGATCATTCCAAACAACGACTTTGGAACTTCTGGTATGACAGCAATTGCTCAGACTTACAACATGTATCTGTTTGATATTAATCTCAACGGAATCACCGCGTTTGGTAACGTTACTACTGTGGGTGAAACTAGCCTCGGTGCGGGAAGCCTGACAGCAGGATTTGTAATTGGTACAGGAGGAACCGCTGGAACAAGCGGAGGAACTGGTGGGACAATTCTATTCCAACCGGGATTCAACACATCCCTCTTCCCACTGCCAGTTGGAAACTCTGTAAACAGTGTTTCGGATCTGACTTATAGAATTTATAAGGGATTCACCTTCTCGACATCTGATGCAACAGCAGTCACCACAGTTTCCTCTGGTAGCGATGCAATGACTTTTGTGGGAACAACAGATCCAACAGACAACGACTCATATTTCCCAACAGACAAAAGATCTTTCTATACCTTAATCTGCGACGATGGTGGTGAGGACTCAAAGGGTAGATCTGGTGAAAGAGTTTTGACTGATACCATTCAATTTAAACCAGCATCAGATAAAAAGTCAATTGAAATCGGTCACGCAAGCACTGCAACGAAGCAACTTGCGCCTGGTAACTATAGCCTGATAGCGACAGTCGATGTGGCTTCTCCTTTCTTGTTTAGAAAGAAAACAAAGACAACAGGAACAACTTCATATTCTGTAGACAACGGAGCGTCCGTTAGTCTTTCTGGAACAACTGGATCGTATTTTGTTCCTCTCGATCATCATGACGTTATTGATGTCACTAGTGTTGTAGACAACAACAACACGGTTTCGAACGCAGTAGGACTGCCAGCATCCGATGTAAAGGATGCGTTCTTGCTGGACAACGGACAAAGAGATAACTACTATGACTTTGGTAGATTGTATCTGAAACCAGACTTAGGTGTAGACGCAATTACTGGCGACATAAACCTAACGATCAACTATGACAGATTCTCTCATGCATCCGGTGAGGGACCGTTTGTTGTTGATTCTTACACACACAGCACCTCCGGTTTCACTTTCGACAACATTCCCATTTATATCAGTCCCAAGACAGGAAAGAGTTTCTCTCTCAGAAACTGCATTGACTTCCGAGGAACAAAACAATCAGACGGCACCATTAAGCCTGATGGTTTAAGCATCAAGAGTTCTTCTGACTTTAGAGCAGACTATACACACCACCTTTCTAGAATTGATAAGATTGTTCTTACCAAGGAAAGAAAGTTCGATGTTATAAAGGGCATCCCAGCACTCAACCCAATAACCCCGCCTGATCGAGCAGATGCAATGACGCTATATGTTATTACCGTACCTGCTTACACCTATAACGTCGATGACATCTCAACCAAGTATATCGAAAACAGAAGATATACAATGAGAGACATCGGAGCAATTGAAAAGAGAGTAGAGACATTAGAATACTACACCAGTCTATCTCTCCTTGAACAGCAAACAGAAAATAGATCCTTTATTGATAACGATGGTAATGATACCTTCAAGAATGGAATCTTAGTAGATGCATTTAGAGGACACTCAGTAGGTGACGTATTAAACTCTGACTATGATTGCTCTATTGACTTTGAAAACGGTCATCTTAGACCTCCCTTTATCGCTAAGAATGTAAAATTAGACAATCACTCCAACTCTGGAATAACAATATCCCCAGATGGAATTGTAACTCTAAATTACGAAACAAACCCACAATTTGTTTGGCAACCTTTCGCCAGTGACTTTGTAAAAGTAAACCCATTTAATGTTCCAAACTTTATGGGACACATAGAGTTCGATGATCCGTTTGATAACTGGTGGGACGAAAACTATAAACCAACCGTTAAAATCAACACACAAGGAGAAAATGATCGATGGAAGGTCAAGAATGAGAACACCTCCTTTGGTTTTGGTACGCAGTGGAATGACTGGGAGGTAATCTGGTCCGGAAGAAACATCACTGAAAGTGATCTCTACGGTGATCGAGGCAGAGAATTCTTAAATAACATCACCACTGCCGAACTTAATAGAAATATTGAACAGAGAGTGTCTGTCGCTAATGATGCGGCTATTAGATCTACCGAGACTATTAAAAATAATCAAGGACGAGTTGGTATTCGTATTCGAAAATTACCACAAAGACTTGAAAAATTAGTAAACGACAGAATTGTAGATGCTAGTGTTGTTCCTTACATGAGATCCAAAAACGTAACCTTCAGTGCATATGGACTCAAACCAAACACAACATTCTATCCATACTTCGATGGTGTTTCTGTTGCATCTCATTGCGGTCCATCAGGAGGCGCATCTGGTGACACAATCACTTCCGGTTCTAGCGGTGAAATTGAAAATGCTTTCTTCTCGATTCCACTTGGAACATTTAAGTCTGGAGAGAAACTTTTCAGACTAACAGATAGTTCTACTGACACTCTGTCTGAAACAACAACAGCGGCAGATGCCATTTACTATTCAGCGGGTACTGTTGATCAGAGAGATGGAACTTTAGTTTCAACACGACCTATCAGCACAAGAAGACAGGTAGTAAATGATGATGCTATTGTAAGAGATGCCTTTGATAGAGACATCTACTACAACACGGTGACAAACAACCTCTGGTTAGATCCGCTTGCACAAACATTTACAGTAAGTTCAAGTGACTTTGAAGATGGTTTATTCTTGGACAGCATAGATCTGTTCTTCCAAAGAAGATCTGTCAATGTTCCCATCACTCTAGAAATTAGACCTACTCTTAATGGATATCCACATCTTTCAAAGGTTTTACCTCTTTCTAGTGTGTCCTTGATCCCAGAGGAAAGTGAAATCAGAGAAGACTTCCCAGAAGCAAGCACTTTCACCAGATTCAATTTCACCAGTCCTTTATATCTAACACCAGGCGAGTATGCAATTTGTCTAAGAACAAGTAGTCAGGACTACAATCTGTACAAAGCAACCATAGGACAAAATGATCTAAACAGTGGTGCTTATATTTCAGAACAGCCTGCAAGTGGATCTCTATTCGTTCCCCAGAATACAGGGATTTCCACGAACAATCCGTCTGAAAGTTTAATGTATAGAGTAAACACATGTAAATTTGATCTGTCTGGTAGTATTGAAACCAGAGTACCAAGTTCAGAATTTACTGCCGAAAGTTTAACAAACTCAAAGGTTGACAACTTTAAAATAGTATCCGGTGAGCATTCTCCAAGAAGTACAACTCTTAGTAGCAGAGTGAATCTAGGAACAATCCTTTCTAACACAGACATAATTACAAATGAAAATATTTACTTAGAGTCTCCTGCTACTCTCACTTCTAATTCAGATTTCTCGTTGACTTCTATTTTCGATTCAAGTAATGTTAATGTTTCTCCAGTAATTGATCTGAAGAGATTAGATCTTGTTTCTGTGCATAATGACATAAACAACAGCACAGACACTTCCACAAACGGTGAACTTAATGCCAGTTCAAACTCGTCAGACAGTTCTCTGTATGGACCAGGAACAGACAACCCGAACTCTACTGCTGGTGCTGCTGCTAGATATATCACCAGAAGAGTTACTCTAGAAGATGGATTTGAATCCAAGAACTTCAAAGTAATCATGTCAGTAAACAAACCAGCAGAAGCAACTGTTCAAGTGTTTGTCAAGCCTCTTGGTGTAGAGGATGCAACATCATTCGAGGAGGCTACTTTTACTCAAATGACTGCTGACTCAACAATTTCAAATTCAGGAAATGATTATGATTTTACTGAAGCAGTATTTTCCTTATCTTCAAACTTCACAAACCCAGTTAAGACGTTTGCTATCAAGATCTGTCTTTATAGTTCGTCTTCAACCAAGGTTCCTCTAGTCAAAGATCTAAGAGTGATTGCTCTACAGGGATAATACATGAATGACTCGATTAGAATAAATGGAAGAGAAGATATATTAAGAGATGCAAACTCAAAGGCAATTATAAAAACCAGTCTTCAAGAAAAAGAAGTGTGGTTAAGAAAAAAAGAACGAGATAATAAAATTTTAAGCAATGAAAATGAAATAAATAAGGTAAAAGAGGAACTCTCGGAAGTGAAAAATATACTCAATGAAATTAAAGATTTTTTAAGAAAGAGTAACTAATGGGCGTTGAAGACAAAGACTATAACATACCAGAACTCGTTCTCGGAGATACATTCTTCGAATGGATGAAGGTAACAAATGACTCAATCATCACCAAACTAAACAGTATTGGAACATACAATGCTACTGGTGGCGATGGTATCAACGTAACCACATCTTCAGCAGGTTTATCCGAGATCGAACTTGCAGATACTATTCCAAACGGAGTTACCTTTTCCGGTAATGTTATTTTTAATGGTGCAGTTACTACAGTAAACTCCACTGAAATTACAGTAGACGACTTTAATCTTGTTCTGGGTGCAACCGGATCTGGTAAGTCGGACGCATACATTGGTGCAAGCGGTGGTGGTGGTATCTTGCTCATGAGAGCAGACGGTCCAACTGCTTCTTTCTTGTGGAGGGGAATGACAACTGGAAGTGGTAGTTTAACTTTCAACGCACTTGGTGTTGGTAGTTCGGGTGCATGGACTTGCTCCGAATACCTAAACCTTACTGGTGGTGTGGGACTGAAATCCAACGACAGCACTCTAAGATTTAAGTCTGGTGTCAACGCAACAGGTGCAGGTATGATGCTAAAAAGCATCGGCACTGCTGGTGGACCTCATATGGCAGGAGACGTTGTGTACTCCTCCGAGTCTATGCAACTTAGTCACATGGGAACAGGAAGTGTTTCCAATACAGGTGGTATATTCTTCGACGAAGACGGAATGGTTAGAATTTATAATGGTGTAAACAAGAGAAAGTTTACACATGCAAGTCACGGATTTACTTTTGGACAATCGGTAAGACTAAATGGTTTTACATGTGCTTTGGCACATGCAAACACTGAAGCAGACGCAGAAGTGTTTGGTGTTGTCTCTGAAGTTCTAAACAGTGATGAATTTGTTGTAACCATGCAGGGTGAAGTTCACGGAGACTTTGGTGCTGCACTTGGTAATGCAGGTTCTACCATTCAACCCGGAGTGGTTTACTTCTTAGGCGCAACTGCCTCCGCTGCTGGTCAAATAACAACCACCGAAATTACAACTGCTGGTAAGATCAGAAAACCAATGATGATTGGTTTGGGTGCAACCGCAGCAATGATTCTTCAATATGTTGGTGCAAAGATTGCTCCGGAGGTAGACACAATCGCTCCTGTGATGCGAAGACTGACATTCATAGCCGACGGAACTAAACAGTCTGGTTCTAGTAGTATTACTTGTGCTAAAATTGCAACGGGACAGTACTCAGTCACCCATAACTTTGGATCGTCAAATTATTCAGTCTCCGTTACAGGTAATACGACAGGCGCAGTAATCGGAACACTACTAGACAAACAATCAAATGGATGCACAATTGGTATATTTGGTCACGCAGGATCGGCAGTTGATTGTGCAACAGAATTAATACTAGCAAGGGATGTAACATAACATGAGTCAAAGTGCAACACAACTAACAGGTGCTGGGCCCAGAAACGCTTTTATTATGCATGGTAATAGTAGCAATGCTGGATGCACCGTAGATCAAGTACTAGGTGTAGATATTTTAGCAGCAAGAACTGCCGCTGGTAAATACACAATCACACATAACATGGGAAAAACTGGTTATTGTGGGATATTTACAGCAGACGATAATGGTGCG